TTACCAGCAGAAATGTCTTCTAGAGGAAATTTGAATCCTTTCGGACCGCCACCAAAACTTATGGACAATGAGGCTCCACCTTCGCTTACGTTTACTTTTATGCCTGTCATTCTATTGAACCTCTGCTAGTTGAAGGGTAAAAAACATCTCTTATGTTTCTCCTTATTGACTCTTTGAACTATTTATATAAATAATAGCAATGGCACATAAAGGTAAGTATAAAGTTCAGAATCGCTCTAAATACGTTGGTGCAGTTGATAATGTAGTATATAGGTCATCTTGGGAAAGACGTTTTATGGTGTATGCTGATACGAGTGTAAAGGTAATCAAATGGAACAGCGAGGAACTCGTAATTCCATATGTAAGCCCAGTTGACGGCAAAGTGCATAGATACTTTCCTGACTTCTGGATGGAAGTATTAGAAGAGGGCGGTAATACTAGAAACATAGTGATAGAAGTTAAACCTAAGAGCCAGTGTTCGGCTCCAGTAATGGGCAAAACTGCGAAATCTAAATATCGTTATCTAAGAGAATTAAAGGTGTGGAAAGTGAATGAAGCAAAATGGGAACACTGCAAAGATTTTTGTGAAGACAGACAATGGCAGTTTAAAATACTCACTGAGGACCATCTGGTAAGGTAATATGGCAATAGCAGTCGCAAAAAAATTGATTCAAATAGCAGTAGGGACCGAAAAGGTCGCTAGTGATGGACAGAAATATCGTTATCTCGGAAAGCAATGGGGTAAAATTGGACGCACTGGCAAGACTGGTCAGATGGCGAAAAGAGGCATTGGGGCAGAATTAACTGCTTCTCAAATGACTGCCACTAAGAGGCCATCTAAGGCAAAGTTAGCAAGAAAGTCTGCCGCTTGGTTTAAGACTAAAGTTGGTGATTCTGCTAAAGGAATGAGGAAAAGAGCAGTATTAAAACCGGGTAGAATGTATACATATGGTTATGATGCAAAAGGCAAAGCAACACTTCCTTATTGGGATAGATTCCCTTTAATTATATGCTTAGATGTATATAAAGATGGATTCCTTGGATTGAACTTCCACTACCTATCTCCTATTGAGCGTGAGAAGTTTTTACGTAAAGTATTGAAGTTTGCTAGTGAAAAGGGTGACCCAGAGAAAATGTCTGATAAAGCACATTTTAGGATTAGTTGGGATGCAGTCAAAAACATCAACGGGGCTGACAAGATGATACATAAATACTTATACGGCCACGTAAAGACAAGTCTTTTAGAAGCCCCGGCAAACGAATGGGAAAATGTTATATATTTACCATATCAGAAATTTGTTGGTGCCTCGGCGAAATCAGTTTGGGGTAAATAGAAATGAAGATATCAGAATTCAGTAATCAGGCATACGGTAGTTATTACGACTATCTAAGGACTAACCTATTCAGTGTAGAATTCTATAAACCAACTGGTCTCCCAGAGTTCTATAATGGTGCATCAGATGCCAACACCAAGCGGCTGTCTTATATGTGTAAGTCTATTTCAATACCGGGCAAATCAGTAGGCACAATTGATGCTAAACGATTTGGACCAATTTTTAAAGTAGCAAATGATATGATTGTCGATACAGTAGCAATGACTTTTATGTGTAGTGCCCAAGATATGCTGGAGCATCGGTTCTTTGAGGGATGGATTGCGGCTATAACAGGAAACGTCAAAGACGCAGGAAGACAGAAATATACATTATCGTATTATGACCAATATTGGAGTACCCTTAGAATTGTTCCAGTTACAAGACTTCACGCACAACAAACTCCATCTGTAGTATTAGAAGAGGCTTATCCGACTAATGTAGGACCGATAGAATTAGCGTGGGGAGATAGTTCAGATGTTGCTACCTTTACTGTTACCTTTACAATGAGAGACTGGCGCTGGGATGGAGATTCAACCTGGTGGGCCGACGATGGCGAAGATTAAATTTATATAAAATAATGGAGTGATAATTATGGCTTTACCGAAAATTGAAACACCGATTTACACATTAAAATTGCCTTCTAATGGCAATAGTGTATCATATCGACCATTTCTTGTGAAAGAAGAGAAAATTCTTTTAACAGCAATGGAAGGGGCTAAGACCCTAAAGGGCACAGAATTTGCTACCGCAGTGAGAGATGTGATTATTAGAATCATTTCTAACTGTACTGAGGGAAAGATAGATGGTAATAAATTACCAGCGTTTGATGTAGACTTTCTATTTTTGAATATTAGAGCGAAGAGTCGTGGAGAAATTATTGAACCGTCCTTTACTTGTAATCAAGAAGTTGATGGGGCTACGTGTGGACAGACCGATAAGTTTTCTGTTAAGATTGATACGATTGCGATTGATTTTGCAGAGGATGACCATTCTAAAATAATGCTGAATGACCAAGTCGGAGTTCAACTTAAATACTTGACTACTGAAGAATTAGCGTATCACGATTCAGAAAAAGATACAATCGAAAAGATGTTTAAAGTTATTGTTGATTCTATTGATTATGTATTTGATGGAGAAGGAGTTTACAAAGGCTCAGAAACATCTAAGACAGAATTGACAGAGTTCGTAGAGAATTTACAAGAACCTGTTTTCGATAAAATTAAAGATTTCTTTGCTAATCAACCTACACTGAGGCACACTATAGATTATAAGTGTTCTAAATGTGGACATAGCGAAGATGTAGTATTGGAGGGTCTGGAGGATTTTTTCGGCTTTGCATAAGTTATGATAATCTTATAAACCATTATAAGACTAATTTCCAACTTATGCAACACCACAATTACAGCCTCAGCGACCTAGAAAATATGTTGCCTTATGAACGAGACATTTATGTTCGTTTATTGAGTCAATGGTTAGAAGAAGAAAAAGAACGGCACAATGCAACTTAATAGATTGTAAGGCGGAGATAAGATGAGTACACCGACATTAATGAAAATGATGGCCACTTATGGCTTGGCCAAAGAGGGTATAGGCAAAGTCAAAGGTGGAATTGACAAGGTCAAAAGTATTACGGGTACTGGCTCTGCTACAGAAAGAATGGACAACAAGATTGCCAAGGAAGCGGCGAAACAGGCGAAGATAGTTGCTAAAGATGCCGCAGACGCCCGTCACGAAGAGGCAGTTGAATATCTCCGTAAAGATGGTGAGTTTTATCAGAAGATGCTTGATAAGATGTCCATTATGTCTGAGAAAGTAGAGGTGGCGACAGAACAAAAAGCAGAAACAAGTACAACTGAGCAACCTCAAAGTTCCGAAACTAAATCCAAAGCCGTTCCTACTATCACCGCCGGCAGTTCAATTGGTAAATCACCAGATTCTTCTAGTGTAAAACCAACTGAAGGTGGTGTCGTACTGAATACAGATGAAGCAATGCCTGTTACTAATGAGGCATTGAATGAATTACTAGAAGGCCAAAAAGAATTACTTGCTATTGATGCCCGAAGAGATAAGCGTGAAATCAAAGCAGAACGTAGAGCATTAGAAGACCGTAGAGATAAAAAGGGACTGGGATTGCCCAAAAAGAAAGGTGCGCCTCTGTTGAATAAGAAAGAGGCAGGTGGTTTATTTTCTACAATCGCTTCTGGACTTGGCGCTATGCTTAGTGGACCAGTTGGCAGAATTGGATTAGCAGTTGCTGGTATGGCTACGGGTCTAACTGCTCTGAAGATGATGCTCAATAAAATTCCTGGAGTAAACCTCAAGGTCGATGACCCTGATAAAAAAGGACCAAAGAAGACCGTACCAAAGCCCAAGCCAGGCGCAGACAAATCCTTATTGAAGGCAGCCGAAGAACAAAAAAGCAAAAACGCTAAGAAGGCGGAAATAAAAAAAGCAAACGCATTAAAGAAATTTCACGCCATCGAAGCGGCGGCAGAGAAGAAGAGGTTAGCACTCAAGCCCAATAAAGTTTCTGGTGTAGTTAAAGGCGTAGGAATTAACGGACCTGCTGGTGGTTCCAAACCAGGAATAGCAATAGACAAATCTAAAATTACAGTGGGTAGAGCCCCTAATGGGCAGTTCACTTCATTGAAACAGCCAGTGGCACCGAAGATTTCAACTGCTCCTAAGATATTCAGCAATCCACCAGGTACTCCTCGAAATATTAATACCACTCCACCGAAGATGCCAGTGTTTAAAAATCCACTAGGTTCTCCTGGAAATATTAATACCACTCCTCCAGTAAGACCAAATAAAATATTCAGCAATCCAAGAGGAACGCCTAGAAATATTAATACGTCACGAGTACCACCAGTACCGAGAGCAGTTGCACCACCAGTACCGAGAACTCCAATCAATGCAATGACTGTGGCTCCGAAGGGTAATATGTTGCCCAACTTTTCAAATACACGCATTGCTAACTCCAAGGTTGGAACAAAAACTGCGGAAATTACTGCTAAAGCGGTTACAAAACTGGCAGAGAATACACCTAATATAATAAAAACTGCCGCACAAACTACCCTCAAAACTGG